ACGTGCCACCTACATTTGCATAAGCTTCGTTAACTTCTTGATAAGTACCACTTACATTTACAAATATTTGATTTGCTTGTTGAAATCCACTTGAGTTTCTAACATACGACTCAGCCATTTAAACCTCTATGCGTATACGAACCAAAGATCTCCATCAGATCCTCCTGCAGGAGTTACATTAGTAGTAATTGTAAATTTTCTTTCAAGTTTATCTGCAGTGATTGCATTGTTAGTAATTTTTACAGTTGAGATAACACCATCAGAAATCTTTGCTGTCACAATTTGGTTGTCTGATATTTTTGCTGTAGTTATTTGATTGTCTGATATTTTTGCAGTTGTCACAGAATTATCTGAAAGAGAAGCAGTTGCAATTAATCCACCTAATGTGCTTAAATCTATTCTATTAATGTTTGTACCATCAGAATAAGCCAGATGTCTTTTTCCCTCATCCATAGCAAAACCTGTTCCACTAGCAGTTTTAAAAGTTATTGTGCTTGTATTGTGGGTTGTGCTATCATCAAGTATATACATTTTTTCTATTGAGTTGGGAACAGTAACATTTGTTGCTCCAGTTAGTGATCCACCAAAAGCTAAAACCATATTTCTTGCTTGTGAGATTGAACCATCATCCATTGTAAGAGCCACAGTTGTAGTCGTTACACTTATAGATTCGTAACCAGCAATTGCTTGTTGTACTAAATTAAGATTTGTATTTGTTTTTGTGCCCCATGTACCAGCGTTCTCACCAGTAGCCATAAGTTCTAATTTTAAATCTGTCGAAAATGTAGATGCCATATTTGTATTATAATCCTATTATGCTGCAATATCAACTTCAACCCAGACATTGCTTACATCTGGATCTACGTTAGACCATGCGATAGTTCCTGTATTTCCTTCACTAATTGAAAGCTGTTGACCAGTTACATCTGCAGGTGTGTTAAGTTCCACAGTAACTGAGTTAATAGCTGTCGTTAAATTAAAGCCAGTAACACTTGTTGTTACATCAATACTAATATCTACGCTATCATCAGAGATAGTTAGTAAGTTTGTTGTTGCAGTTACATTTGCATCTCCTGTCATAGATAATGTGCCAGCAGAAGCAGTTAAATCTACACCCGTTACATTAACTGTAAATGTGGCATCTGCAGTTCCAACTGCAGTAGTCATAGCTGCACCAGTTAATGGAGCATCCACTGTAATATCTAATGTTACACTTCCTACTGCTGTTTCTAATTCGTTTTCACCTTGTAGAACCACTGCTGTACCATCAGCTTGAATTGAATATGGTCCGATGTTTGTAGTTAGAGATTGTCCTGTTGGGATGATATCAGGGTCAACCTGTATTGCACCCATCGTTGTTGTAGCTGTTACACCTGTAACTTGTATTGTAGGATTCGATACAATACCAATACTAACTGAACCAATAGCACTTGCTAGAGCTATGCCTGTTACTTCTACACTAGCATTAGTGCCGCCTAAAGCTGCAATTGGTGATTGTGCAATAGCTGTAATTCCTAACATATATCTCCATTAAGTGCGAGGGGTTGGTGATTGAGGTGGTAAAACCCCCCACACCATGAAATTATATCATTTCTTAAACCATGAAGGAAGACCTAGATGAGGACGTTTATCAAACATATTATATTTTGCACCTGGTGTTTTACGATTATTATAATGCAAAAAAACCTGTACGCATTCTTTGCCTTTGAATTTTTCTCGCCAATGTTCTAATTCTATACCCCTATAAACCAACATATCACCAGGTTTTAGATCTACCTTAATCCCCTTTGCCTTACTAGCTGCTGTAATATTTTTGCCATCTGGTGCACCCACATTCTCATTTGGACTTAGATATATAGGCCAATCATCACCACCAAGATTCATGGTTGTAGATATCTCACAGGAGAATCTATCCTTGTGTCTTTTAAGTTCATCACCTTTTTTATATATTCTTGCGTAAGTATAATTTGGATCTAATTTTAATCCTGTAGCCTTTTCCATATCTGGTTGACATTTAAGTAATAAAGTTTCCATAGCCATATTAGCATATTGAGAATAGGTGTTTGGTATCTGTTCATTCTCGCCTTCATAATATCCTATGATAGTTTCAAAAGGTGAAAGGTATTTTGATTGTCTACAAGTATCATAAACTTGTTTTTGCATTCTAAAATAATTGGCAATAAAAATCGCTAGGTCTTCTGATATGGCTTTTCTGATTACTGTGTATTTATTTTTTTTAAAATTCATTACATTATTTGTTTTGGATCTAGTGCTATATTTCCAGATATGCTAATTCTATATTTATCAGATAAATAAAAAGGATATACTTGATGAGGCATCGCAGCAGGAAAAAATAAAATAGTCCCTGCATCCTCTGGTTCTAAATAAAATGTTTCAGTAGATATAAATCCCAAAGCATTGGTATAACTAAATTGAAAAGTATTTGAAGAAGGCGTATTTGATTCTTTAATAAAAGGAATTTCTCTTTCTTTTTTATAACTTGAAGGAATTTGCATCCAAACTACAAATGAAAAGACAGCTCCTGTATGTGAGTGAAGAGGATTAAATTCGTGTTTCTTTTGAAAATTAACCCAAAAGGAACTTAAAACATAACGACAATCATTAGTTAGAATTGATGGCACGATTGCACTCAATTCATCTGCCTCATATTCATGTAATAATTTTAACAACACATTTTCAAAAAACCAATTATCTTTATCTTTTAAATTGTAAGACTTGTTTATGTTACCAGCTAATGAAGATTTATGACTACCTTTTTTATTTTTCATATAGGACTTTAATCTTTTCATAGCCTCTTTATCTAATTTACTTTTTATATATCCTATGTTTGGTAAACTCTTTCTAGACATCTTTAACCATTTAAATCCATAACTAATGTATAACGATCTAATTTTTTAGAACTATTAGGGACTGAATGAATTCTAGATGAATCAAATACAACCATAGAATTTTCTAATCCCTCTGTATATTCTATTAAATAGTAATTCATATTAGACATATTTCTAAACATAACTCCAACATTATCTTTATTATGTAAATAATAAACAAGACTATACTTTGATGGGTGATTATGCCAAGATATATGATCACCATTTGTATAATTAACCCAACAACCTAAAATATTATTAGTATCTATATATTTTTTAATTTTTTCTAAAAAAATATTTAATTCTTTATATGTATGTAAATTATTGTTAGATTGTAAACCAGGATATTTAGGTCCTATTTTTTTTACTTTATTCTTTACAAAATTTAATAAATTTTTTTGTTGATCCTTAGTTAAAATATTTTTGTATACTTTAAACATCTTTAGCCATCTCTTTTGGCACTGCCTGTATATTCCAATGTATAAATCTAAATGGTTCCTTACCATGATCAACTGCAAATTCATGTTCTAAATAACCAGGAAATATTATTAGCATACCTGGTTTTGGTTGAATATGAAATTGCTCATGTCCTGCCCATACTCCATTTAACTTTGGTTTCATTCTTAATTTTGTAGTTCTTGCACCAGTCTTTGGTTCGTGAAAGATAGGGTATGATGTTTTCTCACTACATTTTAAAAAGTAAAATCCTGATACGTGTTGATTCCAATGTATATGTGCAGAGTGATGACCACCACCTTTTTTAGCAAACTCTTGTACCCATAATTCAGAAAACAAAGTTGTGTATTGTGACATATCATAACCTTGATGATCTAGATACTCAAAGGACTTTTGACCAACGTAATTTCTAAAGTCTAGAAAATCATTGTCAGCTGTAAGTGGTGTAGAGTGATAACTTCTTCCAAAGTCACCATTTTTTTTAATGTATTCTTTTTCTCTTTTACGAGCATCAGCAATATATTTATTACTTGCTTTGTTTAAAGATTTTACAAACTCTGGTTTGTTTTCATTCCATATTACAGTTGGAAAATAACTATTTATAAACATTATCTAAAAGGCCTCCCTAAATGCCAAACCACAAGACTATATCTTGTGCCTGATGTAACTGGTTTAACTCTATGCCATACAAAACTAGGAAATACAATAATAGATCCCTTAGGTAATATCTCTTTGCATTGCACTCTATGTTTTGATTCATCTCTCATATGAGGATCATAATTTCTAAAGTCAAATTCTAATTCACCACCTCGGTATTCTGATCCATCTGTTAATTGACAGGTCATAGATAACTTTCTAATCATACCTTTTTCTGGTCCTTCTTTATCATAAGGTTTATTCCAACTATCACAATGCCAGTCATAATATTGATTCAATTTGTATTTAGTAAACTGACAAGATTCAGATCTTTCCCAATCAAAATTCCAACCAGCCATTTTATTAGCCGTATGAACATATGGGTGTAATTCCTTATATATCCAAGTATCGTTAAGCCATACTAAATCAGATTTTCTTCTACGTTGCATATTTTTAACTTCATCTTCTTTTAATTTTCTATCACCATATCCACCAGTTCTAGCCATAACTTCTTTTTGTTGATTGGCATATTCTATTACTTCATCACAAAATTTAGGTGTCAACACACCACTAAAATACCAATAATAATTAGATATATTCATAAGTTATAGTCTGAACAAAATTTAAACTATCTTTTTGATTATTAGTTAAATAATACATATTAGTCGATGGAAACATTATAAATTTATTATTAATCAATGGTATATCCCAACTTCGACCTTTTCTTCTATTATCATCATAAAATATTCTTACAGAACAATCCTTAACATGCACCCCATATAACATTGTAAAGTCTGGTGAATTTCTTAAATCCACAGCATCATAATTCATTAAGGGTGTTGAAACTGTTTGTGGTTTATAAATATCCCCGTGTGTTTTCTTATTTATTAAACAAATATTATATTCAACGTTTATATGATCTCTTAAATATGTATTAAGCATATCCCAGGTTTTTGAGAATGGAAATTCAGAATCAGTGATTTGTGATTTTAGTATATCTTCTTGTAATATGTCTCTATCAATATCCCAACCTTTAGGCATAGAGACATCACCATAATATAAAGCTTGTTCAGATAATATTTTTTTGTCCATTCCACCTCAATTTACAACCTTTTAAACTAAAATCAATTATGAAGATAATTGATCAGATAAAACCCAACCAGTTGAATTATCTGATTGATATGCAGTCTCATCCCAATGGTAATACCATAAATGAGTGCCAGCTTCATTTTGTGAAATTTGTTCTGCAGTTAATGCTGGAACATCACCAATTGGTGATTTCCAACTCGCAGTTGCAATATCTTTTACCCAAGATGTATGTGGTTTTTTAGGCCAAAAGATATTATTATCTTCATCCCACTCAAAACCTATACCTGCATAATTTCCTCTAAATGCTTTTGAGTTATCACCTGAACTATGTTTATTTGCAGATGTATTATAAGATGTTTGAATCCACATCTGTGCGGGCCAATTATTGTGCGTTTCTAAATATTGTTGACCTACAGATTCATCTTCAACATTATCTGCATTAAGCATATCTTCATTATTTAAAGTTAATACTTGAATAACTTTTCCGTTAGATCCTAGTTTTGCAAAATGTGCCATAATTATCTCCTATTATATATTATAAATTTTATTCATTCAACTATTGGTACTTATACCTTATTATAACAATTCCACTACCACCAGAACCTGCAGGGCCTGTATTATTTGGTTGACTAGGACCACGTTGGCCGCCACCTCCACCACCAGTATTAGCCGTTCCAGAAGTTGTTGCTCTAGTGGGATCTCCACCTTGACCACCACCGCCTGTGCCCGCATCACCACCTGTTCTACTGCCAGCTCTATTGTCTGCAGATCCACCACCTCCGCCAGCATAAGCCGTTGGACTTGCACTGATTGAAGTCGTTGCTCCTGCTCCACCATTACCACCAGGTCCACCACCTGGATAACTCCCTGTAATAGGTTCTCCTGCGGCTGTAGCTCCACCACCGCCACCAGCATTAGCATAGTTAGATGGGTTTGATCCTGCTGGACCTCCTGGAAATCCTTGAGATGGAGTTGTTGGAGGTGTATTTCCTGATCCTCCTGGTACAAGAGGTGCAGCACCGTGACCTCCTCCACCTGATCCACCCGCT